CTCAATTAAATCGTGTACTTAGAGTCGACTGTTTTTAGTTCATCGAGATAAATATTACAAATGTATCGAAGAGGATTTCATGAATGATTTCATATTTTTAGATACTAAATTTATATTCTACGCGCGGGCGCGCGCGCCCGCACTTAAGTATTTAATATATTAATTTAATTAATTAACTGATAATAGTTTTTCTTATTATTATTTTACGTAGTAAAATAAAAAGAAAAACTAGCGAAATGTCCCACACTTCGTGACATTTCGCTACCTTCCCCCTTTGGGGGGCGGCGCTTCGCGCCGCTGGTTAGGTCAAGGTCAATTATGGGATACGAACATAAAACAAAAAGAGGCCCCGCCGATGCTGAACATTTATTTAGTACTCCATCGAAGGGGAGTGGAACCAAATTTTGGAAATTGGATGGACTACCCCGAACCCCTTCTCACCACGAAATGAAACGGGCAATTATCCCCCATCCACCTCGATTAAATCCTGACGATTCACCCGACAAACACTTCATAAAAATTGTCAGTAGTTTCTACAAAATCCATATATTCCGATATGGTAAAAATGTTGAAATATCAAGACATATAGGATATCCAAGAGGGTCTAAACATTATAAGTTAATAGTGGAATTTGCAAAGTACTTGATCAAATACAAATTAGCACCAGCATGTTGGATTATGTTCAGCTTTAGAGTGTGGGATGAATACATTACCACACAGAAGGAAAAGACGAAAAATAGAAAAAGGAAGAAGAAATACATCCCAAACGTTGCGTGGGTGTTTTCATTACAACGAATAAATGAACAACATGGTTGGTGTTCTCGCTTGTCATATGATTACAGAGGGGGTACAGTGGTATATTGCCCAGCGCACAGGGAACTAATGAGCAGACTGCAGAAGATGCGTCATGCGCTCACTAAGCTATCGCCAGAATCGGATGAAGCTAATGCACGGGAAATCGTTGATAAATACTTTCCAGACAATTCATATGCTAAACTACTACGTCTTGGGAACGAACAGGCTGTGGAAACACAACAGTCGCTTCAGGAGTTAGCTGATAATGGTGATTGGTTATGGCAGGGAACTAGGTGGAATGTAAAAAGAGATTCTAATGGCTAAACAAAACGACCCGTATCCAATTGACTCAGACTTCGAAAAAATATTAATTACAATGTGCTGCTGCAAACCAAAACTTTGGTCGGCAGTAGGTACTGAAATAAATCCAGAGTATCTCACGAATGATACTTCTAAATTAGCTATGCAAGCTGCAAGAAGTATCGCATCTGAAGGTTCCAAAAACGGACCCGAATCCACTGTCGTAGTTATTCAACGACTACAACAGTGGAGACACGATGGTCGGGTAACACAGGAACAGATTGAAGATGTGTATGAATTGTTCGAAGATGCCAGAGATATTGGATTGATTTCGATAGAAGCTGCAATAGATAGTATAAAACCAGTATTACAAGAAAGATATCGAGATGTTATCGCTCGTGAAGCCATTACTGAAATGGGTAAAGGTGGTGATATGCAGCATGTATCACAGATGATAGATAAGATGCAACGTGTAGGAACCACTACCAGTGCTACGGGATTGCTTATTGGTGATGACATGTTCAAGGAGATAGAAAAGATAAGGAACTTAGTAAGGGCACCGACAGGTATTGTAGAATTGGATACAGAATTATTTGGGGGTAGTGAAATTGGAAGTTTATTTATTTTGGGGGGAGCAACGGGTGAAGGAAAAAGTGTGTGCCTTTCGCAAATAGCATCGGAACATTTATATAATGGAATGAATGTAGCATATGCTACATTGGAATTAGCTAAATCATGGACATCGGCAAGGATTATTTCAAATCTTTCTGGGATTCCTATCAATTCACTTATAAATGGTTCGATGCCANAAGCNCAGGAAAAACTAAAATCGTTATTACCGAATTTAGGAAAGTTACGTTTGGAATGGTTCCCGTCAAAACATACGACTATTGACGAAATAAAAGATTGGGTGCAACGTATAGAAGAAGCTGACGGTGTCGTGTATGATACGATAATTATAGATTATATAGACCACATTACAGTTCCAGAGACCATGGTAAAAGGTGAATACGTCGATATGAAAATGATAATGTTGGCATATCGTACATGGATGGAAACAACACAACGTTGGGGGTGGACAGCATCACAAGCTACTAGAGGTAAAAAAGGAAGTAGAAAATTACTGGGTATCGATGATTTCGCAGACAGTCAAAACAAACCACGTATTGCACATGGCGTTATTACCATAAATGTTTCAGAAGATAAAGAAGAAGTCACATTTAATATATGTAAAAATACAAATGGTACTGGTGGTATAGTAGTAGGACCGTTACCAACTGATTGGGCACGTGCGAGAATCGCTGAAATACATAGAGATATAGATAATATAAAAGAAAAAGATTTAAATAAACAAGAAGAAATATTTAATTAAAGTAAAATGGATTCAGGAACAAGAGATTTAATAGAAGAAGCAATATCACGTTCTGATTCAAGTACTAGTGGGTGGAGACGTGTAAATTGTCCTGTATGTCCTATACGTATGGGAGTAATTGATTCTAAAAAATCCCTGGGGTTTCATGCAGAATCAGGATACTTCAGTTGTTTTCGTTGTAATGTTAAAGGACGTTTATACGGAAATTATTTTTTTGATTCTCCAACAAAAAAAGAAGAAAAAGTAAAAACAAATATTGAGTTACCAAGAGGATTCATACCACTTAAGGAAACAGACTCTTCAATGGTAACAAAAAAAGCACGGAAATATTTAATAGGTAGAAATGTCCCGCCTGAACTATGGGAAACTATTGGTATTGGTGTTGTATTAAATGGTTATTACGGTGGTCGAGTAATCGTACCAATATATAGAGATAGGAAATTAGAGGGGTGGGTAGGCAGGTTGTATATAAAAAACAAAAAGTTAAAGCCGTATGAGTACCCTGTTGGAATGAAACGAGGAGATTTATTATGGAACTCAGAGGCTTTGCAGATTGAAACCGAAAGACCTGCAATATTGGTAGAGGGTATATTCGACGCTCTCCCACATTACCCACACGCTGTGGTATGTCTGGGGAAGCCAAGTTTAAAGGGTGATCAATTTCAAATGTTGCTTGATACAAAAAGACCTATAGCCATAGCTTTGGATGGTGATTCCTGGAAAGAGGGCAAAGCACTTTCCATGTTACTACAACTTGAAGGTATCAAGTCTGATTATATTAAACTCCAACCAGCTACAGACCCTGGAAACCTACAACCAGGTACCCTAATAAAAAAAGCAAAAAATATTTTAGAAAATTATTCAAAAGTTTATTGACATCCATAATAAACGCATGTATATGATACTAAAGTAGTAAAAAAACAGAATAAGAAAAAATAAAAAAAAGAAAAAGGAACATGAATATAAAATCAGTTTAATTTCATAAATATAGGGAATACATAGCTAAGTTTAGCGTATGTATCCTTTTCATTTTTGTACTGTTTATACAGTAGAGAGGGTTTATTATGGCCATTTTTAGTCTAACGTCGTACAGCGGAAGTGCTGAAATACTAGGAAAACAAAAACGTGTATGTTATTCGAACGAGGGTTTACGTATTGATACTCTATCTTTGCCAGAAGCAAACGAAATTCTTGGCTTACTAGCAACAGGAAAAATCAAAGCTGTACAACCTGATACGTCATATCAAACTGCAATGAATGAGGTTCTTTGTACCTCTACAGAAGAGAACGAGAAGCCTATAAGAGAAAAGAAAGAACCACCGACAGATGTTGTAGAAGAAAAGTTAGAAGAACCTGAGCCAGAAGAAGAAGTAAAAGAAACAAAGTCTGAACCTGAAGAGCCAGAAGACAAACCAGCACCAAAACGAGGTAGGAGACGAAGAGCTAAAGCAGAACCAGAAGAAAAAGAAGATAAGGAAGAGAAACCGAGAAAAGCAGCTCGAAGGGGTAAAGTTAGGCCACCTAAAAAACAGCAAACAATGGAAGAAGAATTTAACGAAACAGATGATCCAGCGCCTAAAAAAGGAAACAGGAAAAAGAAACAAGAAGAAGCAAAGGATTGGGTAGCGGGACATGATGATCCTGACGGAGGACCCGGGCATCCATTAGAAGCAGATATGTCTGCAATTACCGATGACATAGTGGATGAGATTTGTGAGGAAGATAAGCTTCCAGGTATCCTTAGAATTCTTATAAATAAATGTAAGATCAAAAAACCCAGAGATGGCTATAGCTATATGTGAAGAGTTGAAAAGATGAAGTACCAGTCTTGGACGGAATTCAAAAACCTGGACGAACGAATCCGAACACGGTATGAAGCCACAAATTTCAACGAATGAGAAAGCTAAGATTATATAAAGATTTTGAACTTCCTATCGAGAAGGAGCCACATCTGAACTTAAACTCAGATTGTGATCGTTGTTCTTTTTCTCGATATGGTGGCTTAAACACAGTCTGTATGCCAGCGGTAGGGAACCCTGGAGGATTGCTTTGTATAAGTGATTACCCAGGTAAACAAGAAGACTCGGTTGGGCCAGCCGATGGTTCGGCCCAGGCGGGTCAGTATCTAAAAAAACAATTAAATAAATTGTGGGCTGGCCCTGTAGCAATAACAAATGCAATAAATTGTAAACCTCCCAAACTCGATAAGGATAAAAGCAAAGTCAAAATAGAAAAAGCTATAGCAGGTTGTCGTGGTTACGTAGCCAAAACAATCAATGATGTAAAACCTCAACGTATTGTTTGCATGGGGACACGTGCTGTAATGAGTGTATTTTCTGACTCACTACAAGTTCTAAGTGCTAGAAGGGGTGTCGGGTGGTTATGGAATGATGGAGATCAAATACCTATATTCATTTTAATGAATCCAGTAAATGCTTTACGTAACAAGTTCCTCAAAAAATGGTTTGAAAGTGATTTGAAATGGGCATTGACATGTGATGTAGATGAATTACCAAGCCCTCCTATTAATAAATTTTGTTATGTTATAGAAAATTTTGAAGATGCACGAGAAGCAATAAGAGCTATCAACAAAGCTGGTGGTTTCACATTCGATACGGAAACTTCTGGTAGAATGCATGATGATTTTTTTGAGTTACTTTGTTTGGCGACAACATCTTACAATACAGAAAAAACCTGGGTTTGGCCTGGAGAACTAATAGAACAAGATGATAACGTATATAATAAACTGTGTGATTTAATGGAAGATCCTTTTATAGCTAAATGCGGACACAATATTAAATATGATGTAGAAGTAATGAACTATGTATTAGAAATCGATACTACGGGAATAGATTTTTGTACACTACTAACTAGAAAATTATTATGGTCTAATGTTAGTGGTAAACTAGAAGATATGGGTTATTTAGTTGGTATGGGAGGGCATAAACAGGAAGCTCAAGCTGCTTTAGCTGCTGCATCTAAATCCCTTACGAAAATGAGAAGTAAAAGAAAAAAGGCAGTAGGATTCTTGCCTGGTGTTGAAAGTAAAGTGGTAGTAGAAGCAACAAAAACGGATTTGAAAGCAGCAACGTATACATATGGAATGATAAATAGAGATTTGTTATACAGATATTGTGCTTTAGATTCTATAGCAACTGAAAGATTGAGACAACGGTTAGCACCACAGGTGAAAAACAATAAACAGGTAAAACATATTTGGAAAAGTATTGTAAGAAATGCTAGCGAAGCAGTCGCTCAAGTTGAAACTTGGGGTATGCCAGTAAGCAAAGAAGTCATAAAGTCATATGATTCATATTTATCAACACAGTTAGAAATGATTGAAAAAGAGTTTGAACCATACAATATAAACTTAGACTCTTCACAACAAGTATCCGAACTACTATATAAGAAACTGAAATTACCGTGTAAGATTAAAACAGAGGGTGGTGCGTTATCAACAGATAAAAACGCACTAAAGGCGATTGAAGACAAACACCCGCTAGTACAAAAGTTGTTAATGCATAGAGCAGTTAGTAAATTAAAAAGCTCTTATGCTGCAGGATTACTAAAATTTGTTAGGTCTGATGGTCGTGTACACCCTAGTATAAATCTTGATGGGGCAAGAACAGGTAGAACTTCAGTTAAAGACCCGGCGTGTTTTGATGACGAAACCGAAATTTTAACTAAAGATGGTTGGGTAAAGTTTTCTGATTACAAACAAGGAACGGAAGTGGCACAATGGGATGATGGTATAATAACATTCGTAAAGCCAACTCATTATATAAAAAAGAAGTACCATGGTGATATTATACATATAAGTAATAAACATATTGATTTATGTATAACAGCTGATCATCGTTGTTTACTTTTTCATAGAAAAACATTAAAGCAAGTAGTTGTACCTGCGTCAAATTACAAAAAAGAGTACAGACAGCTACACGCAGGAAACTATTTCTCTGGCACAGATAAATGCGATTTGTCATTAAATGAGTTGAGGCTAATTTGTGCAGCACAGGCAGACGGGCATATTAGCCATTCAGGTATCGATTTTGCATTTAAAAGAAAAAGAAAAATAAAGAGACTACTTAATATACTAAAAGGATTGGATGCAAATTACTCTTATAATAATAGTGATAAGCGCGGGAAGACTAGAATACGACTCAGACAATCCCCGTTAGCAGAAAAAGTAATTAAATACATAGGTAAAGATCGACTTTTTGGTGCTTGGATTCTAGATTTGCCTAGATTTATGCTTGAGTACTTTTGTGAAGAAGTCTTTCTATGGGATGGTTGTTCTACTATAATGAATCAATACGCCTCTACTAAAAAACATAATTCAGATTGGGTACAAATAGCACTTACCTTGTGTGATAAAAGAGCCAGAATTCGAAAATATAGTCATAATAGAATAAACCCTTTACATATTGTAGATATAACACATAGAAACTATAGTAGCACAAAAAACGTGAAAAAAGACATTACTACTGTTTATAATAAACTAGTTTATTGTGTTTCTGTGCCATCTTCTTTTATACTTACAAGACGTAACAACGTAACAGCGATCACAGGAAACTGCCAAACGATCCCTACGGGAAACGAGGAACATGCTAAATTAGCGAGAAGTTGTTTTGTAGCTTTACCTGGATGGAAGATAGTAAGACTTGATTTTTCGAACATTGAGTTAAGAATATCAGCATTATTATCTGGTGATAAAGTAATGCAGCAAATATTTATAGATGGAAGAGATTATCATACAGCAACAGCACAAACAATATGTAAAATGGTTTGGGGAATATCCGAAGATCAAGTAGCTAAAAAACATAGAAGCTACGCTAAAACTTTAAACTTCGCGGTTTTATATGGAAGTTCAGACTACTCTCTTGCAGAATCACTAGGTCTCGATCCGAGAAAACAATTATCAGAAGCCGTAAAAATAAAGAATACGTTGTTCGGTAAAATGAAAGATTTAAAAGCTGATATTGACATGACTGTAGAAGAAGCAAAGCAAACTGGTTTTGCTTACACCTGGTGGGATGGAAAAAGGGCTAGACGTAGACCGATATGGCAGATAGCCTCTATAGGTGAGGACTCATCTGGAGCAAGAGGTAATGCAGAACGTGCAGCATATAATACAAAAATTCAAGGCACTGCGAATGATTTTTGTATTGCATCTTGTATTGAAGCTATCAATTGGATAAAGAGAGATAATATACCTGCTGAACTAATAATGCTCGTTCATGATGAGTTACAATTTCACGTTCGTGAAGATTATGTTGACGAAGTTGCGAGGACAGCTCATGGTATCATGACTAGCTGGAACAGTGGCCCAGTACCATTGAATGTAGATATAGAAGTAGGTCCTAGTTGGGGAGAAACAGAAGAATATAAAATTTGAGGATTTATGTCTGAAGAAAAAAGAATATTGACAGAGCAACAGTTAGAAGCTATCAACATAGACGATTTTGATATTCATAATCATATGTTGGATTATCCAAGATTATTAGCGCATTGGGGTGATAAATATGGAGAGGCTGTAAAAGACTATTTAGTAGCAGAACATGACTATGAGCAGATTGAAGCACAGATGCGGTTAGAACTCAAAGAAGAAATGATTGTAGAGAACGCGAAGAAAAAAAGAAAACCACCTACAGACCTTGATATCAAAGCAGCTGTGACAATACACCCTGAATGCGAAGAAGCACATTTCGATATGATTAAGGCAAAAGCTAAAATGAAAAGGTTAGAACGTTTCGTCAAAGCCATTGAAGCTAAAGGTGAAATGTTGAGAAGTTTAGGAGCTAAACTTAGAGAACAGATGAAAAGCGATCCCGCTGTGCGAGGAGAGCATGCATTTGAACACCATCGTAAACAGAACGATGATTTTTAGAAAGGATATATAGATGCCAAGAAAAACAAGAAGTAAAAGAGAAGAAGAAAGTAACCTAGTACCTTTTGGTGATTATAGTATTGAGGATGCCGAAGAGGATAAAGAAAAACTCGATGAAGATCTAAGTAAAGACTTTATAAAAATCCCTGAAGGCAGCACAAGACTTCGTATACTTCCACCAAAACCAGGAAAGAAAGCACTTAAGACTATATACATACATTATATAGATGTACCTGGGTTCGAAGGTAAACCGTTTGTCGTAGTTTGTCCTAAACGAACACCTAAAGAGGAGAAGAAGAGGGCCTGCCCAGCATGTAAAAGAGCAGAAACTCTAAAGGCTACTGGAGATCCTCGAGATGTTAGTGCAGGGTACAGACTGGAAGCGAAAAGACGCGTGCATTGTAATGTTATTAGAAAAACTAGGATTCTAAACGAAGACGGTGATCCAGAGACAGTACAAAAAGGTGAACCCAAAGTCTGGGTATTTGGACCACAGATACACAATCAATTGATTGCTTTACGTAGAAGGAGAGAAGATCCTGTTGATTTCGTGCATCCTGTAAAAGGTTTCGATCTCATTGTTACTAGAGAAGGTACTGGTCCTACAGATACAAAATACACAATCCAGTTGCCTGGTAGCGGCAAATCTAGATTAGCACCGACAGACGATGAGATAAATGATTTGATAGATAATCAGAGAGATTTGTCTCAATACGAAAAGCTCGCCAGTGATGATGATATCTTGGATGCATTAGAAGGTGAGATGCCAGAACGTAAACGATTAACATCAGGGTCTTCTTCTTCCTATAAGAAACGCGGTAAGACCGTTGAAGATGACGATGTGGTCGATGGTGATATAGTTGACGATGATGATTATTAGACTATGGCAAGAAAGTGGTAGCGAGCACCCGCTACCACTTTCTTGAAAGGTTATCATGGAGATACTGATTTTTGTATTACTGTTTATTCCAGCGATTGTATATCAAAACTTTATGCATGAGCTGAGCCATGTAATCGTAGCTAAAATACATAATAAATGTAAAGCAATTATAATACCACTATGGCATTGGGTAAATGTTAACGATGAAGACGAATATCGTATATGGAGACCGTGGGAATTATTCAAAAAACCGTATAGAAAAAGTAGATGGTTATTCGCACGATGTATTTTTGAATCTGATAAGCCTTTGGTATTTGAATCGTTATTTTATATAGCACCTTTAATATCCGCTACGTGTTTGTTATCGCTGGTTTATATACCGTGTTATATTTACGCACATAATTATTTTGCTGTTTTACTTATTGTGGCAGCAGTTGATGTACTAAATTGGGTATTCACATACCTCTTTGGGACTAAATATTCTGATGGTACAAAGTATCGAATATTAACGGATTAAAAATGGCTACAATAGAAGACATGATTTACGATATCCACGAAGCCGATGGAACAATGTATTTTAATCTCAGTGATTGGGAAAAAGAATTCCTGGATTCTATTGAGGATTGGTTTGCTGATAATGATGATTTGACAGACAAACAAATAGATAAACTAACAGAGATATGGAATAAAATATGACTACAAGACTCGATTGGGACTCGTATTTTTTAGAAATTATGAACACAGTTGCTAAAAGAGCAACATGTAATCGAGGTAAGAGTGGTTGTGTAATTGTAAGAGACAATAGAATGTTAGTAACTGGTTATGTAGGATCTCCACAAGGGTTTCCTCATTGCGATGATGTAGGTCATCTAATGAAACAGGTTACAGATGAAAACGGTATTGTTAGGGATCATTGTTTTAGAACTGTACATAGTGAACAGAATGCTATTTGTCAGGCAGCCAGAACAAATATTTCTTTATTAGGTAGTACAATATACTGCAGTATGTTTCCATGTAGAACATGTGCTATGCTTATAATTCAATGCGGGATTTCCAGAGTTGTTTGCGAATATAATTACCAAGCCAGTGATGAATCTATAGAAATGTTTAAATATGCAAATATAGAATTTTTATGCATGAACCCTGGAAAGACAAAGTATTAAATTCTTCTGACATGGTGTCAGTTGATAACAATAGTGACTTGGTGCATCACATAACAAAGGTGGTTGATTCTTTAAAACCGGTTGAAATGATACTGCGAGTACAACAAATTGTGTAATGCAAATGCACCTGACTTGCCGGTGGAACAGTAACCGGCAATTTTTAAGGAGAAATACAATGACAGATATAATGGTATATGTAAAACATGAGTTAGGGTTTAATAATAATACGTATCCAATCCGTACCGCAAACAAAGGAGCTGTTGGGTGGAAACTCACTACTGAAATGGTAACTCTTGATTTTTACAAAGGGTGTTATTATAACTGGGCACGGGATTACGTTTGAAGATGCAATAGTAGATGTTCAAAGTAATATAAAAGCCGAATTAGATAAAATCCTTGAAAATAGAAAAGAGAAACAACAATCAGAAGATAAACTTGAATCTTGGGTTAGAGAGAAAGTAGATAATTTTACACCAACTGATCCAATTAAAGAGTAGGTTTACACTACAGTAAGTTATGCTACAATTATATTATTATGAGTGTGACCGAAAACAATAACACCGGATATCATGTTAGCTAAAGCAGCATTAGCACATGAACTAGAGATAAACAATTTACCAAGTGTAGTAGATGTTATATTAACCAGGTTAGCATTACAATGTTACAGTAGTGGAGCAAAATCCATAGAGCGTCGAATGAATCGCCGGGTAATATTAGCAGATAAGTCTATTGCTGTAGCTGACACACCTGACGTTGATAGTTTTGATGACCAAGACACACCAGTTATGGGCATGAGAAGCCTTAAAAAGAGATGACATGGCAACAAAGAAAAAAGAAAAAAAGAAAAAAGAAACCAAAGTTAAAAAAACTAAACATACAAAAGAAGGTATTACAGAAGCAATAAGAAAAGAATTTAAAGGTTCTAGGGTAAGAACACTGGCGGAAAGAAAGAAAGAAGTATTGCGTGAAGTAATACCAACTGGTATTGATGTTTTGGACAATTGGATATTTGGGTGTGGGGGGATTCCAGTTTGTACTGTCGGTGAGTTGTTTGGGGAACCTGATGTGGGGAAGGCACAACCATTAGATACGGTTATTATGACTCCTTATGGTCCAAAGCTAATGGGAGATATAAAAATAGGAGATATTATCTGTAACACAAACGGTGGAAAACAAACAGTAACAGGAGTTTTCCCTCAAGGCAAGAAAGATGTTTATAAAGTAACATTTAATGATAACTCTACAACACGATGTTGTAGCGAGCATTTATGGCAGGTAAAAACTCCTAATGATTTACACAGAAAAAAACCGTATCGAGTAGTACCTCTTAGCGAAATGAAGAATAACTTTAAACAAAATGGTGGTAAGTTAAATTACCGTTTACCTCCCATAAAACCAGTATTCTTTAATAGCCAAAAAAAGTTACCTTTAGATCCTTATCTTTTAGGATTGCTATTAGGTGATGGTTGTATGAGCGGGGTGTCAAAAAATGTTGTGTTTTGTAACCCAGAACATGATTTACAAAAAAGTTTTATGGAAAAACTTCCAATACAGGATACAGGAGTTATCTGTAACCGTAAAAAAGACGTTAGGATAAAACGTAAAGTAAAAAATAATAAAATATCCGAAACAAAAAAAATTCTCTGTGATTTAAATTTAGTTGGTAAAAAATCAACAGAAAAGTTCATACCAGAGAATTATATTTATACATCAAAAGAAAATAGATTGGCTCTCTTACAGGGATTGATTGACACAGATGGAACTGTGAGCGGTGATAGAATGACCATTATAGAATATTCTACATCTTCAAAACAATTAGCTCAAGATTGTGTATTCTTAGTTAGATCTTTAGGAATACAAGTAAAAATAATAGAGCGTATCCCGTATTATGTATACAAAAATAAGAAAAGAAAAGGTAGCTTAAATCGTACCGTATTTTTATAACAACTAATAATGAGAAAATTTATAGATCTGTTAAACACACGAGACGAAAACAAAAAAGAATAAAACCTTCTAGCAGATCAATAGCTGATATTACTTTTATCGGAAAAGCACAATGCCAGTGCATAAAAGTATCATCAAATAACAATTTATATATAACTGATAACTTTATTCCGACACATAATTCGTCACTCGGATATGTATGCTTAGCAGCAGCACAAAAAGCTGGTGGTTTATCTGTACTGCATGAAACCGAAAATAATATTTGGGAAGATCGTGCACTAACATTTGGTTGTAATTTAGATGAGGTTATTATTTCTGAACCAGATACTGCAAATGATGTGGTATCACAGGTAATAACATTGTTAGATTTAATACCTGATGGTTCGGTAGGGCCAAATCTGATACTATGGGATTCTCTTGCTTCAGCCCCACCAGAGTCAGAAAGTATAGGAGATAGATCTCGCCTCATGAGTGCTAAGCTTCCTGTAATCACTAAATTATTACAGAGAAAACGCACTACATTAATTATTATCAATCAGACAAGAGATAAAATAGGAGTTTCGTTTGGAGATAAAACAACAACTCCAGGTGGTAAAGCATTGAAGTTTGCGTCATGGCGATGTCAAATGTGGGGAGGCAAAACAGTTAAAAAAGGAATAGATGAAACTGGCCAACACGCAACCATAAAATGTGTGAAAGTCCCCAAAAATGTACATCCGAGACACAAAGCAAAACTACTTCTAGATTTCCAAAATGGTTGGGACAACATGTGGTCTACAATCGATTTGGCGAAAGAACGTGATTTGATACCAGATGGTTCCAGGAAATCACAGAAAACATATGATATGGCTGTACAAGCACTTAATAAAGAAGGTGTTTGGTTTGTAAAGTAGTTCTCTATTTCTATTTTACCTTCAAAATAACTTGACTGTTAAGATACCTTAGTATATAATCGTTTTCATATGAAAGGAACGGTAGTATGAAAGTATCTGATAACGAAGAACGTGCGATGAAGTCAACAACATCTATTTATTTTTTATGTGTAGTAATTTTTTGGCTTATAGCACTTATTGTAGGTATTGTAAAAGCATTCTCAGGAGATTTGGGTTTTTATTTTACTTGCGGTAACACATTTTATTACTTTTTTCATAGGACTAAAATGGTCAATTTATGCATACGAATCTAAACTAATAACCCCTTTATGGCAAGGCGATGGCTTTGCAAAGGATAAGGAGAAATAATAATGTCTAAAAGGAAAAAAAGAGTAAGGCAGCAAACAGAAACAAAGGAACCGACAAAGAGAGATAAGATAGCAGCTGTAATGGAAGCTGTGGAAACATGGTACGAGGCTTATATACAGCCTGAAAATGTTATAGACCAAGACGAGTACGACGTGACATGCGAAGTTTTGGCCAAGAAAGTACAAATATTACAGCATCATACTACCAAGAAACAGAGTTCTAGTGAACCGCATCCGGGTGGTGACTATTACACTGTCAAAATAGAAGGCAGAGAGATTCAGCGAGTACGGTGTAAGTTATGCGGTGCTGAGTTAAAACCTTCTGGTTTCTCGAGACACTATGAAGGCGAAGTCTGTAAAAAGAAACGCGAAGATATACTGAAACTGGAGAGTGCTTCTTCCGGTGACAACGGAGTGGACGAGGATTCTACTACTGTTGTATCCACAACAAATGTTGGATCAGAACCTGTAGATATTCTTGGAGAATAAGATATGGTAATAAAGCTCGACGGTGTAGAGTATGATGAAGAGCTAGGTATCTTTTCAGTCGGTAACGTTAAAATTTCTATGGAAGCCCTTGTAGTTTGCAGTGCTGAAGATTGTTTAGAGTTAGCAAAAGATATAGGGTTATCAGAGAAAAAAATGAAAACACTAGTTAGAACTGCTCGACGGTTAAGTTTAGAAAAAGCTAAACAAATACTGAAATAATTATAATATGAAAAAAACTGCTTTCATTGCCGATGTTCATATTGGTAATCACCAGAGGCATAAAGGTGAAACAAAGGCTGGTATTAACAGGCGTTGTGACATTACATTAGATGTATTGTACAACGCCTGTGAACTGGTCTGCGAACATAATTGTAATGCTTTGGTTGTTGTTGGGGATCTTTGTCACAGCGATAAAATGTCTCCGCAGATAGTTACACAGATACAAGACATTATACCACCTGAAGGTATTACCACATACCTTCTCCCAGGTAATCACGATCAATCCAGTTTCGCGGCCTCCGATCATGCTCTAGGACCACAAAAAGATTGCCATGTCATCGATTCCCCGTACCACAGCGGGTTTGTGGATGCTTGGATGTTTCCATATAGGAAAGGGAAAGTCACTGAATGGCTCCCAAAAGAACTAAAAAAGTGTGTAGAGAAGTGTAGTAGTGACAAGTTGGTGGCTCATTTTGGTATATCAAACTCTGCTACACCTGACTACCTTGTGCAACAATCTGATAGTATCAATGTGGATGACCTCGCAAGTATATGTAATCGTTACGGAATCAAATATGTTTTCGCAGGTCATTGGCACAACAGAGCAATGTGGGAAAAACAGGGTGTAACCATTATTCAGATAGGTGCTCTCTGCCCTACTGGGTGGAAAGACCCTGGCCTTGAGGGATATGGAAGGGTTTTTATTTTAAGTGATAACGGAAAATTAGAAGAATACGAAATCCCGGGTCCCAGGTTTGTATCAATCGAACACGCTTCATGGAATCCTGAGTGGNNAAAAGAGTTTGCAAAGCAACGAGACAAAGGCAGTTCCATCTATCTCGAGTTGATTACTAAACCATCTAATGTTCTGGAACTCCATAAACAGCTCCAGAAGGCCGTAGAACGAGGTTTGTATGCAGCTGTAGATGTATTCCCAGCCTATGAAGAAACGGCCAGAGAAGCCAGGAGAGCGGCCATAGCAACTCAGAATACAGATGACTTGCTCGAAGCACTGACAACATATGTTCAAAAGAAACCATTGAAGAGTGAAAACGTCGGTAGAAATGAAGTACTTGAAAGAACAAAAGGTTATTTAGATATTTGATGGAGGAAATATGCCTATGAGTAAAATGTGTGCCCTTTCATACAATGTCGTAGCACATAAAAAAGGAATCATTCCTGGTACACAACCACCAGGCCACAACGTGTGTGATGTTATATTCATTGGTAGTGGTATTAGACAAAAAAACAGAGATATTGGGTGGCGTTTTGATAGTTTGGACGGTAATCGAAATGAAGTAATGACTCCTACAGAATTGTTTCATGCTTGGTCCATAATGTCTGGATATCTAGCAGAGATTTTACCAGAAGGAGGGCCAAAAAATATGTGTGAACAATTCTATAAAATGGTTATCGATGCACAGGAAAAAGCAAAACAGGATGCGGAAAAAGTCGAAACTGAAAAGTAGGATGATGGCAGCAATTCGCTGCAAAGAGGTATTTGACTACCATGATTTGTCACTCAATGTGCGAATAGAAATATTACAGGATTTATTAAACTCGTATAAACAACAGAAAATAAAAGAAGTAGCTCGAGAAGTAGATGAGAGGCAAATAAAAATAAAGGGGTTATGATGAGTGATGATATGAAAATAGATGAACTGAATTTGCAGATATCTGATATGACAGAAATAATAGCTGGTCTGCGCGGGGAGATTGCGCAGTTGAAAGAAGAAAGAAACGAAGCGCTTAAGGAACTAGGCAGCAGCGGATATTGCCCAGACACTGGAAAGTGTGTGTTCAAAACAGAAGGCAAGAAAACATTCGGTGATGTATTTATGTGTATGGAATGTTGGTTGCATGATATCCAAGAGGTGAATGATGAGTGATATATACCCACATATGCCGGATGATTATTACAATTTCTATCATTGCAGCCTAGATTGTCCTGCGGCATGGGACAGGAAAAATACATGCCCTCAACACAAACAATCAGAAGATATGCCTTGTATACTATATTATAAGAATACAATCGAACAACGTAACAAACAGATCGAATATCAGAAAGAAGAGATTGCGCGGTTGTTGAATAGGATAGCAATATACGAAGTACATTTCGGTTTCATTGAACCCAGACCAGCAAAAAGCTAGGAAGGTGACCAATGCCAGGAAAAGATAAAATGACACAAGTCGAACTCATTCTTGAAAATATGAAACTACGTAAACAGATTTCGGCCTTGGCAGAGGCATTATCGTTTTATGCCGATCCAGAATCGTATCATGCAATAGCTTTTATTGGTGATCCGCCGTGCGGTGAATTCAGTGATGACTTTAGTGACGTTGATCACTATCATTACGACAGACCTATGCCGGGGAAACTGGCCCGTGAAACACTGGATGCGATCGAAAAAGAGGAAGGTGGTCAATGCAAAAAATAAATGACGTTCTTAGGCCGGGTATATACACAGCAAACGGTCAAAAGCCTATTGAAATATTATGGATAACAGGGCCAAAAGAAAATCCTAATGTGCGGTATGGGATAGGAGATACAGAAGATTGTATGGATTTAAATAGTTTTCGCCAACTGCTAAAAAAGTACGGGTATAGTAGGGAGAAAGACCAATGTCAGAAATAAGCGACAATATGATATCTAACGACCAGTTAGAAAGCTGGTTGAAAGGAATGTCAATACACAATGATAGTACAGATGAATGTTGTCCTGACTTTTCTTGCTGCGAACCATCGCTTTTGGCATCAAAAGAAGATCGACAATTGTTCTATAATGCGTGGCATAACGGTCAACGTGATATAGTGAACAGAATGCTAATGGGGTTTCTTGGCAAAAGTTTACAAAACATGAATCGTAAAAACCTACATAGCGGGTATACAGCCGTCACAGGAGTAATAGCATGTCAGAAATAAAAGTAAGTAAAGAAAAGATAAAGCCTTGTAAATGTAATGACTCAAGACCTTGTACATGTAATGATTCAGGAACCATGACTGTAGAATATATGGATGGGTATTATCGTGTAGTATGTCCACGCTGTAATTGGGCTGTAATTGGGCTGGAATAGCAGAACCTAGCAAAGAACAGGCGATAGAGAGGTGGAATGCATCACATTAAAGAAATAACTATACAGAATTTCATCACGCATGAAANTTCTACAATACAATTACCAGAACGTGGTATTATATTAATTACTGGTAAAAACGGTTCTGGTAAATCCAGTTTTGTAGAAGCTGTTACGAACACTTTCTGGGGTGAATCGTTGCGCAAAACCGCTCCTTGGATTACAGGTAAAAAATGCTCATCGAAAGTGGTAACATATAATGGTTTATCTGTAATTAGAAGTAAGGATAAAAATAAACCGGTAGTATTAAAATATAACGATACCGACTACGGTACTGCTACAAAGGCACAGAAAGATTTAGATCCGTTAGTTGGTGATTACAGATCGTGGTGCAAGACATCTGTATTTTCATCCAGGAATGTTTCTGTTTTTGCGAGGGCGACTGACAAGGAAAGAAAGGAATTGATCGAGGGATTGTTAGGATCTCATAATTTCAATGAAGCGTTATCGCAATGTCGCAAAGATCTAAAGAGATATAAAGAAGGGCTTTGGGGGGTAGAGCGTGAGTTGGGCGTAACAGAAGAAAAAATAAAGGGTAAGAAACGAGAGTTAGAAATACTGCAGGATTCAGATCGAGATATTGTTGATTCGGAAACAATAGAAGAGCTGGCTGACTAGGTAAGTGAGTTAGATAGTAAAGAAGAAGCTTTCAAATCTACTATGTTAGAAGAAAAAGAAGATCTAAAAGACTTTAAAAAACAACTAGAGACGTGTATAGAAGACGCCAAAGAAGCAGAGATAAACTATAATAATACTGTTATAGAAGTACAGAGATTGAAGGGTAAAAAATGCCCTACCTGTAAACAAGATATCTCGGCAAAATTGCGTCAGGAACTAACAGCAAAATTAGACCAAGCAGAGAAAGAAAAGACACGGGTTGTAGAACAAACAAGCGAATTAAAAAGAGATTTGAAATATGATATACAGGATACAGAATCAATTATTAGCAATCTAAATAAAAAACTATTCAGCATAAATGCAAAACGAGAGCATTTAATAAACGAGATAACAATTATAAAACGAAAAAATAAAGAACAACGTAGGTTAAAAAAGCAGATAGAAACGGCAAAAAAAGAATTAGAAGATTGTATAAATAAGGAAAGTGGGTTACAAGGACAATTTGATAATACACAAAAAGAAATCGATTTGCTTACAGAAGTTGAAAGTGTGCTAGGTCCAGAAGGGTTTCGAGCACATATACTTGGCAAAGCATTGAAAGGTATTGAAGCGCTGTCAAATAATTGGTTGGCAAAAATATCAGAACCTGGTGTTTATATTGAATTTAAAACCATATTCAGAATTAAAAAAGGGTGGGGTTAGAGATAGAATATTGCTTACCGTACATGGTATTGGTGGTGGACATGGTTATGATGCATGTTCAGATGGAGAACAAAGGCGTATTGACATATCATTTTTGTTTGCATTGTCTGATTTCGAAGCTGGTGCAAAAAGTGTAGAACCAGGAACATTATTTATTGATGAAGCTTTTGACGGCTTGGATGATGATGGTCGAGTAGCTGTTGCTGATGTACTACAGGAATTGAGTGAAACACGATGTATTCTAATAATAAGTCATGATGAAAAATTAGCACAGGCTTTACGACCTATACAACATTATAGAGTAGAGAACGGGAAAGTGAGTTAGATATGCACAGAGATAAAAAATATGGAAAGTTTAAGTTAGATCAGGACACGTTTGATAGTGACCCTAATATAATTAAACGGATAATGGGAAAATGTATAATTCTCAGAGCTGAATCGCTATTCTGTGAGGCTTCCATCGAGTACTATGCTATCTCAGATTGTTTTGATGTAGTTAAAGAAAGCGAAGCAATACCAATATATGTATGGGAAGTTAGTGTTGATAAAGATAAAGACATATTAGTTATCAAAGCAAGAAAAGTAAAAGACGAAGTAGAAGCAATATGTTTGAAATCGGTAAGAAGGGAAGCGAATCAAGAGTATATTATACTTTAGGAGAATAAAATGATTTTTTTATATGGTGGAAGTAGAACAATAGTTGAGCGACAATTAGCATGCCAACACAGATCATGGACAGATGTATGTGTGGATTTTGTTTCGTTATATGCAAAATGTTTAGATTGTTGGACAGTAAAACGTTTTGTTTCTAACCTAAACTATTATTATACGCAAGTAGATCACTACTGTGATGTTGCAAGGCATCCAAAAATAGCCCATCCTTTTATCGAACATCCAGGAAGTGAAATAGTAAATCCGTTATATGTTAGTATTGTAATACCTTATCCAAGTGTACCAGAAGGTAAGGAAAAAGCACTAGAAGATATGCTTATTCGTAATGGTATTATAAATCCGAAAGAAGGTTTTGGAGATAAAACATTACGGACATCAGCATCGTGTTGTGGCGAAAAACCGACAATATGGTAACTTTAATAGTATACCCTTAGAAAATGTTAAATGTTCTTGTGGTAAAACTTATTTGTTATATTACGCTAGTGGTTTAGATGAAGGAAATTATGGTGATGTCTTGGCTCACAAAGCACAGCTTGTTGGCAGGAATATAACTACTTCTTTAGGTGGTGCTCCAGTTAATTACGAAAATACAAAAACAACTGATGATTTAGCTAATAACTTACAAGAGTTTTCAAAACGCACACTTGAATCAATACAGGCTATGGCAAATCATATAGACAATGTTACTCAACGCATTGAAAAGATAGAACAACGTGTTTCCAGGGAACCTGATAATACAAACAAGACATGATGGCTTAGTACCGCTCAGCACTATAAAAAACAATACAGTGTTGTGGTCTGGTTACAACTGGGTAGAGGTTTTTGTAGAACGTGCTGATAAAGATTATGCCATGGATATTAAGTTGGCCGATGGTACTATAATTCCTGTGTTGGATGATACTCCAGTATTAACAGTTGGGACGGATAGGTATAAATGGAAACGTGCCGATGAATTGCGTCAAGGTGATTACATGTGTAGCTGCCTTGGTAGTGGATCTAAATTGAAAGATACTGTACAAAGAACTAAATCATATTGGTTAGGTTGTATTTTTGCAGGTGGTTACAAATATAAAAAAACTATTAAAGTTTTAGTGCCAGTTAATAGGTACACTAGAATACAAATGGGAACTAATGTAGAGCACATGCATAAATACGGGAAGCTAGGGAAAATAGAATACAAAACAAGTAAGAGACATATTACACTAGATTTTTCTGGAATCACATTACTAAAACAACTTAGAAATGACGGAGCAACTTTCAACGATGATAACCAAATAGAAGCAATACCACCAGGAGTTTTAGCTCAATCTGGGTTACAACGACGAGCTTTTTGCAAAGGAATTTTAGATATACTGGGCAGTAAGTATACTGTATCCAGGAACTTACACATCAACTTAGGGACTGATGCACGAGCACATTCAGTCAGACAATTATTTAGAAGTATAGGTGTTGAGGCAATACCGAGTGGTGATGGTATGTTGTTCGCTAAAAAATGGCTGGCGTCTTTAGAGCTAAATATTCCGTGCAGGTATCCTAAATGGGAAGAACTGACAGATGGTAAAAGCGCACCATACGACTCCATAATGAATTTTCTAAACACTATAGAAAGAATATTTCAAAATAACCCAAAAAGCTCTTATACAATAGGAATAACTAGACTGTTACATTACAAAATTAAAAGAGCAAAAGGGAAATTAAATATACACCCAGGAGCCTTACGTGCTGCATGGAGAAGATTAAAATGGGAACTAGCAGAACCTGTGTATGATTCAACACCAATAGTGAGTATAACTACACATGAAAAACCAAGTACTTTATATCATATAAAAACAAATAGTTTAGATCATCAAATAACCGGAAATGAATATATATTAGGAGATTCAGTAGGAGAAATGGTATGAGCGATTATGAAAATATAATAAAACGCGGAGTATTTATCAGTATGCTTCTCTTTATACTTTTGATGTTTGTAGCAGTATCACTGATTGTAAGTACATACGATAAGCATCGATAATGAATCACTAGAAATTGAGCCTACGCCTGCGGTTGAGGCATGTTATAATGAATGTATTGTGGAAGTAGAAGCATGTCACGATATGTTATACGAATGTTTGGATGAATCCATGATACTCACGGAAACGTTAGCAAGGTATTGTGATTTGAGGAAATAAAATGAAAACAAAAGAATTAATAAGATTATTACAAGAACAAGATCCAAAAAATGAATGCGAGGTAGTGGTTGATGGAGATGCTATTTGGTGTGTACATAGAGAACCAGGATATTGGGATGGACCCTATTGTAAACTAATAGAGGATGAAAATTTAAAACCTTATTATAGTATTATAGGTGTAGAATACACACGAAAAGGTAGTAAAATTTTCTTAGATACAATGGACTACGAAGATGTAATATGGGACAATCCAGATGCAATATTTAAAATTGATGGTGATTTTCTTGAAAAAGATAAAAAACATATTTTAGATGATGTGGAAAAAATCAGGACTGAAGTGAGAAAAATGAAAAAGGAAATGGATGATGAAAAGCGCGGAACTAACCAGTCTAATGACACGAATGGTAATGAATAGGCACCCGCTCCCAGAGTGGGCAACATTTACAGAATTACGTGACGGTACTGGATTTGCTCATAGCGGTGCTATAGATGTCGCAACATTTAATTGTTATCCAAGCAAAAATGGTATACGTGTAGCGTATGAAATAAAGGCTACACGTAATGATTTTGCTAAAGAAATTGACAACCCTAAGAAAAGAGAATGGGTCGAAAAGTATTTCCATCAAACATATTTTGTAATAGCTCATGGTATTTGTGAGGCTAAAGAAATACCAGAAGGATGGGGGTTACTACAGCTTAGTAAAAAGCACAAGATATTACGTAGATTAGTAATTGCCAAGCACAGAGAAGTGCCAGATCCTCCATACTGGTTAATGATGTCTGCCATGCGGAGATCTGTAGAAGACATGCACGCAAACAATACTAAAATTAGACATATAGATGGGGAATCATTTACAACTAAAGAATTCGAGAAACTTGTTGAGGATTCGGTAAGTGCTCTTAGAGACAACACAAATAAAAAAATCGCTGAACTGTATGACCAAGAACGCGAATATAGAGACCTACGTACAAAATTAGTTCAGCCATTGTATACTTTGTTACGCCTAGCGAACGAACATTACTCAATTAAGTGCGAAGATATAACTTCTAATATGGTACATGAATTGTTAGACAAAGCTGTGGCTAGAGAACTAGATAGTACTGTGATGAACATGCGAGCTGCACATAGTGAATTAGGTAAATTACTAAAAGACTTGGATACAAATAAGAAAACCTAACGTAATCTTTTTCTCATCTCCAGCCACGAATGTTCTTTACCTACCGATACATCTGTTTGCGCATATGCAGATAACTCATGTTCTGAATCACGATAAGCGTTTTTCACCGTTCCTTAAAACCTATACAAATCTAGTTTGCTGTTTAATTCCTAATTCAACGAGACTGCCTGAAACATCTACTTCATTTTCAGGATTTACATTCTCTCCAAAGGCGTTAATTCCCGTGGAACTCACGGTATTACTTTCATCCAAAAAAACATAATCTCTCAAATTTAATGCTGCATTAAGATCACGATCATGCACTACACCGCACTCGGCACAAGCCCATTCTCGTTCCGATAACTTCAATCCCTTGTAGATTGCTCCACAATCATTACATCGCTTACTACTTGGATACCATCTATCAGCCTTTATAAAATCAATTCCATACCACTTACATTTGTATTCAAGCATCCTGTGAAACATTTGCATCGAAGCATCTCCCACAGCTTTTGAAAGATTACCATTCTTCATCATTCCCTTTATATTCAAATCCTCAACAACAATAAAAGAAGGTCTTAAATCAAGCGACTTGGCTCTCACCACCTGACTCGTGACCTTCTGTATATAATCAGTCCTCACATTTCGTATTTTTCTATGAACCTTCTGCACTTTAATAATTGATTTTTTTCTGTTCTTGCCTCTCTTCTTTCGTCTTGATAATTCTCTTTGAGCTAACTTTAATTTTCGTTCATGTTTCTTTAAATGATTTTATGTTCTCAAACATTTCACCATCAGAGCAAAACAGCCAACTCTCTTAATCCGACATCAATCCCTATGCCTTGTCCTGTAGTTTCATAAATCAAGCAGTTCTTCTTCAACTAAAATCGACACATACCACTTATCAACATCTAATGACACCGTAACAGACTTAGGTTTTACTCTAACAGGAAGATAGCCAGACTCATGCATATTTAACCAACCAATTCTAGGTAACTTAATCCTATTTTCTTCTACATGAATTGCCCCTGTCAGTCTGAAACTTCCTGAACCTTCTTTTCGTTTCTTGAATTTAGGATAACCAACTTTAACAAATGAACCTTTTTTCTTCTGTTTTACTCTTCTGAAAAAGCCACTGAACGCTTTATCCAAGTCCCTTAGAGCCTCTTGGGGGGCTGCTTTCGAGTATTCATATAACCAAGACTTTGTACTTTTCTTTAATTCATTTAACTGCCTATGTTGAGCAATAGCATTACTTGATTTACCTGTCTCTTTATATTCTCTTATTCGTTGCTCAAGTCCCCAATTGTACACATGACGTGCTGCCCCCACATGCCCCATAAGGTATGAATATTGCGTATTATTGACTTTCAATTCAGTCTTGTATGCTCTCTGAATTTTCATCCTGTTCTTTCTTTTTACGCTTTCTCTCAGCGGAACGTCTGCCATAGATCCTCGAAGAAAAAGAAGATATAAGTGACATCATATCTTCCACCAATTCGGCCTCAAATGACTTTGGTAACACATCTTCAACCCATTCTATTTCAACACCGTGACTATTAAAAAACCCAACAAATACGGGAAAATTAAATCTTGTAAGCCTGTCTTTATGCTCAATAACCACCCGTGATATTTTTCCTTCTGATACTATCTTAAACAATGTTTTCAACTTCGACCGTGTCCCCGACATACCAGAGCCAAACCTCTTCAAAAGACATAATCCGCACGATACTTTCTCTCGGAACAATAATCCAATAATCGTAACCTCTGACGTTCCAAGTCACCCTTAGTCTTCTGCTCTGAGGAGCTTACCCTCGTATAAACTGCTACAATGAAATCTCTATCTTCCTGTAATTCTTTACCTTGAAATTCCTCTATATCTAACAATAGATAACGCCTATGACCGCCTTTTGTTCGCTTACAGGAAAACTTACCACTCCTATCCCACCGTCTTAAAGTCTCAACATCAGTGCCAAGAAGTCTTGCTGCTTTACCAATTGAAACAAGCCTATCCATCCAACTCACCAGCTTCAATCTTTTCAAACGTCTTTACCCAAAAATCATAAATACGTTGAAACTCGGCAACAGTAGGAGCTTCATCAAGCTCCATAGGATGCTCAAACACCCTGCCATCCTCTGTCTCAAATTCTGTTTTTGTTACTCTTTTAATTGTCATCTTCTTCATGTCCATTCTTCTCTTAATATAATCCATCTAAAAAGAAAGTCAATAGTTTTGTATAGAAAAGTTTATATTTGTTTAGATTTTATGCCTATTGTTCATTACCCCACAAATCTGCTGCCCAATCTCTCCATTCAGCTGTTAGTACGCCATAACCCACATCAAACTTTGGGCTTTTGGCAGTCCCGATGCACATCATTAACAATATCCATCCATAACCTACTAAAATAGTATATGGTAAAGTAACACAATACAAAATCCAACTCATTGTTAGTCTCCTGCAGCAGCATCAATAGCCCATATAGCAGTTAGAGTAATAGCAAATGAAATCACACCTCCAACACCAGCCCATAGCCATGGCGAATTGGTCCAATGATTCAGTTTTCTTTCAGCTTCGCGTTTGCCACGTATAGCTGCATTTAGAGACTCTTCTGCAGCTTTTTGTGTACTCACAGCGATATCTATAGACTGTTGTTGGATCAATATAAGTTCGTCAGCTGATGTATTCCTATGTTCCAGCAGCATTATCCTCTTAGATAATACAGGTAATAGATTCAACCGTTCTAACATACACATGGCGACAGGCATTTGAAACCACATACCATTCATTTCTTCGTGCATTATAAGAGCACGTCTATTAGTTTCTATTTCAGGAGCGCACAATGTATTTAAATGTAACGAGCCGATATCGAGAGACTGGTCATCTGCTCTAGCGCTGGTATGAAATAAAACAATAGCGATTATTATATATGAAAACCAAAGTGTTAGTTTTTTTATGCAAACCATATATTACCTAACGTATCTGTCTCTCTATGTGTAGGTATTGCTTTTTCATGGTAAACTCCATTAGAAATCACACCTCCCACACATGTTATGGTTTCAGCTGACGCGTCGCCTATAGCGTTCCCTAGATTAATGCCAAACTCGCAATCATCATTTATAAAAAACCGACTATCTGAAACAGTTCCATCTCCCCACGTATATGGGTAGTAATATGGGTACCACAAAGGCGGGTAATGATATACACATTCAGCTTGGTAAAACTCAATTTCTATATTACCTTCACAACTAATAGAAATTTTCTTTACATTCTTGTACTGCAAAGATTCAATTAGTTCTTTGATTTCTTTTGCTTTCATCTTGACCTCATTACTGTATTAATACCCAAGTTCGCGAAACGCACTTAATACCTGCTCGTCTGTTAACGTTTCAGTATATTCATGAGCTTCAACAATTTCACGTTTGTTTTTTAATAATTGCTTATCTACACCAGCAATATCTTTTTCATGTTTAACAGCATTTTTAGATAATTTTTCTCTGGCACCTTCTAATTTAGCAATTTTTATTTTGGCTTCTTTAACAACTACATTATCTTCTAACTCGCCAATACGCTTCTTATGATATCGCCAAAATATACCGGCACCGAGTATTGCAATTATTCCAAACAATACAGTTGTTATATTATTTTTTAGCCATTCCCAGTATTTCTTCATTTTGATCCGTTAGTTTTTTTGGGTTTAGGCGGTGTAACACTTTCATTACCAGGAAGTGTTAACTCGATATTCTTTTTCTTCATAATACCTTTTAGTATTTGATATCCCCAAACACTCATTGCACCTGCAAATGCGAAATAGAATATAGACGCAATTGTACTCGTAACAGCATCATTTGGGTTAGTCCAAAATAAACCTACAATCCCTCCAGAAACAACAGGATGTATAGGTAATGTTTTCCTACCCCACCACCAAAAATGGCCGATTAGCTTGTTATGGGTATCTTCTGCACGTTTCTTAGTAAACACAGATGTTTTAGTTACTTGAGCAACAATCATGAAAGTAAACATGACTGCAAAAAACTCCCAATGCTCGCTCAACATCTTAGTTATATCATTAATAATCTCAGACATATATCGATCCTCCTATTATAGCATAGCATATAACTTAACAGTTACACACATCTCGTTCTAACCAATCTGCCCATCTACTAAGAACATTCCATTCGTCTCCTCGAGTCTGTCTCCAACTCCAAAAAATAAAACCACTAATACGTTCTTCACCGTCGACGAAGTTTGATAGATGCGCATGTAAGCGTTCACCACTATTCTTTCCAAATGTAGGTACAGATGGCACAATATTTACCCAGCCGAGTTTGCGCCAGGCACTTATACCTCTATCAATATCCTTTGGTCCGACAGAGTATAACTGTGGACTACCAAAACCTACACCGCCGAATTCTTTCCATGGGAAGTTTCTATGTCCTGGAGCCATACCATAACTTGTGATGCCTATATTGAGTGATTCATTCATAGCATCGAGGGACAATTCTTTTAGGGTTATTGCTTGTTTCTTTCGTACTGCTGCGACACCGGTTGCGTGCACACCAGCTTTATATTCTGGCTGGCCACGCATATTTAGGGGCACATTTTTACGTTTTGATTGCCATTTGTACCCAAGTTCTGGGTCCCACAACCAACCTTGTATTGTACCTTCGCATGTATCTGTAACGTGCGTAAATCGTTCCACAGCGGCTTCCTCATGACCACCCCATGGAAACCCCCATATCCAAACATTGATGCCTTTGGCCGCGAATGCGTCTGCGTATCGTTTGATTCTCATGGCATCCCTACCATTGGACATCATTTGTCGGAACTTACCATTTTTATATTCCTGCCACAGAGACATAATAGCTACAAATTTGACTCCATGGTCTTTGGCTTTTTTTGCTAGCTTGTTTTGGAGTTTCCTTGTTTAGATTCGGTTAGACCTCTTATGTATAAACCGATGCCTGATGGATCACTGTACTCCATAGCAACCTCCTTTATAAAATCCCCTAGAAAACTTCCACTCTTGTGGCGGTAGTAAAAATCATAGTTAGTGACCTTTTTCTTTTGACGTTATTATGTTAATACTATATTAAACATTTTAACTCTGGGGACACAGAGTTTACACGAAAGTGTTAGAAGCCTTCAGTTTTGATTGGAGGAGTGTTCACAATATATTATGGTATATTAAAAACTTACGCAAGTACACTTAGTTTGTGCAGTCAACATCGGCACAAACAGGTCTTGGTTCTTTACTATTCAGTCTTTCCACGTTTTCCTGTAATAGACGTCTAAAGCACTTATCTCCCCGCCATTTAGGTAGTTTTGAGCATACTCTATTAGCTGCTTTTTCGGCTTTTTGCCAATTCTGATTAGAAATTACAGAATCGATTTTAGCTATAATTACGCCTATCTGTTTGTTCAGTTCTATATGTTCCAGTTTATGTACATTTAATTTGTTTTCGACCTTTGTATCTACCTGTACTTCTATCGCTTTAGCGACATTTTTTGTGGACGTATCGTTCGTAACAATAGTAAAGCCGCCGCCGCCTACCCCCAAGAGACCGAAGACTATGATAGAAAGAGCAGGCCAGTTTATTGTCACACCTTTTCTAAGGAATCGTACATCTGGCACTACCGAGTCTCTCATTTCTTGGGTGTTTTCCATAATACTATTATTAGTCTGGTTTATGTAACTTATAAAAAGCTACAATGGGTCCTTTAGGCCCATTGTGTTTTAAGTACATTTCCT